GGCGGCGGCAATCGCCTCCCTGCGCAGGCGCTGCTGGAGCCGGATGCTCTGTGTCGGGCTCATGCAGCCTCCAGCGTGATTTCCAGGCGCGGGTTGCCCCGGTCCAGCCCAGCGCGGCGGATGCTCAGCTCCACGATCTGGCTGTCGTCCTCGTAGACCCCCGCGTGGGCCAGCGCGTCGAGCGGAGCCTTAAGTAGGTTGTCCACGTCCCGGCGGCGATTGTCTGGCACCCAGGCCTCGATCCGGACGGCGACCTGAGCCTGGCCGAACCGCTCGGCAGCGATCGCCGCGGCGACGGCTCGGACGCGGTAGTCACGGCCATGGGCCGAGATCAACATTCGACCCCGAAAGGTGCGCCAGTAGGTGTTGACCGAGGGCGGCCAGGGGAGGATGAGCAGGCTCATGCCGCCACCCTGATCAGCCCCAGCTGCCAAAGCTGCAGCATCGTCCGCTCGTGGGCTCGCTGCCAGATGTCGGCCTTCTCCTCGCGGCTGAAGCGTCGGCCCT